AGTGTCTTTGGCTTTAACTTTTTTGCCTTCATCATCTTCATCGTCTTTACGACCATAGCCGCCTGGCTCTGCAGTGTGTTTGATACCTGTCTTGGTCTTTGTTGTAGCTTCGTTCAACTGGTCTAGTTGTGATAATAAACTTTTGAAATCCATTTTATTGTTCCTTTGAATTATTTACTTGCGCCAGTTTGTGGCTTTGGTGGACGTGTGATTGTACTCATAGGACTCTTGTCTCCTAGTTTCTTATCATCTAAGTATGGCTTGAATGGATCAAACGCATTTGGTGTTTCTTTGGCTGAGTAAGGGATCTTAATCATACTATTTTTAGCCTGATCCTGGATGCTAGTTAAATAACTACCACTATAAGCTTTACTAGCTTCTTTAGCACCCGGTTGCTCACCCATTTCTTCGTGGGTTAATACAGGGCTATCTTTCATTTGATTAGCGTATCCATCTACTTCATTGTTAATGCTGTCATCAAAATCACTTGATACAACACGTACCATATCAACATTGCAACCCAATAGTTGAGCTATTTGCTGAATCATAGGTTCAGTTGCTGGATATCTGAATTCAGCTTTGATAATTGTAATAGATTGATTCGCTAAGTTAGGAAATCCATAAGGATCTTTTTGTATGGGCGTGGACTTAGGTGCATCAACCTTCACTGGGTCGAATTTGTTTAAGTTGTACACGAACATATCGATAAAATTCTTATCAACATCTCCCGCGATTTTAATTGTGTAACGATATGTACGTACACTTTCCATTAAGTAATGACGAAGGCTTTTCATATTTTATTCCTATATTATTATTTATCTTTATTATTAGATTTACTTAGTAAGGCCTTAAGCAACTCATTTCTATCCAAAATACTTCCTTCCCCCAACGGGGTATTTTCTATTTCTTCTGTCTTACTACTAAGTTTTTGATCCAATTGTGCTTTCTTTAATTGCAAATCAATCATTTTTAATTTTTTATTAATTTTTGCTGTCTTAGCAGTAATAGCGTGACCTAGCATTGTTCCCGCTACACCAAATATTTCGCTGGCATATCTACTGTCAACCTGCATACCCAAATCCATTAAGTCTTTGTAGCTTTCTTTAGCTAAGTCTGCAAGTCCATCCATTTCAGTGTCACTGGCTTCCAATCCACGAACTTGTGGTAATGCATTTTCTATTTTTTCTAAATTTGAATATGCTTCTGCAGTAACTAGATCCGCTTCTGCTTTTTCGATGAGACTGTCATTAGCGTCAGTTTCATTTGGTAATTCAAATAGTTCTGATAATTTCTTAGTCATATTATTTCCAATATATAACTATTTATTTACCTACTTCTACCGTTATAGAAAAGGTCATCTTCAGTAATGACACGAAATGTTACTCCGGCTGCTTTGCAATAGGCGGCTGCGGCTTGCCATTTAGCGTGGTTAACAGCTATAACGGCTCGTTCTTTAGCATTGACTACTTTACTTTCAATAATACTTTGTTTTTTTGGCTTGATTTCTACTATCTCTGCTACTTGTTTTTTATATTTGTTTTCATATATTACAAAAAAATCAGGTATGTAGTTAGTTGGTTTACCAGTAAAAGGATGACGATAGGGAATCTTTACCGCCTCACTAGCCCATTGTATTATGTTTTTGTTTGAATCACAAAATATCATAAAGGTAAGCTCCCAACCACTACGATAGCGAGGAGCGTGTTTACCTATATACTTGGCTGGATTCTTAGGAGCATATACACCTTGTGCAAAATTAGCCATTATTATTGCACTATGTTACGTTGAACAGACTCATTGGGTCTAAGTACTGAACTTATTCCATACAGTGCTGTTCGTGTTTTAAAACTATTTAGATAATAAGCAATAACTTGATTCATCTCTAACTTAGTTTTACCTTCAATTGCTGATAATAAATCTAATACAGGTACACCGGTTACCTGTGATATTCTGAATAAGAACACTGCAAAATTACCAGCAATAGTTGCATTTTTATTTATTTCATAGAAATAACTATACACTAGCTCGTATTCGCTTGAGTTTGCTACTAATTCAAAATTATAAAAACTATCAAACACACGTATGGTTTGATCTATATTATTGATTAAATTGTCTGCTCTACTTGCCATATTATGGTCCCGTCCCAGATTGCTCTATTGTTGGTGGACTTGCTATACCAGGAGCTTTTGCGCCAGCGGTTCCTATGTTACTAGGAGTAGAACCAAATGACGGGAATGAGAATGGACTAGAACGATTAGGAGTTTGCGCTACTTGATTAACAAGACCCTGTGTTATCTCACTCTTGATTGCCTGCTTTAAATTTATATTTTTAAATGTATTATATGAAGTACCTGCTTTTTGTAGTGCACCTAACAAATTAGGAGGTACACTGTTTAAGTCTTGTATGATACCACCAGCCGCATCAACTAAGCCGCCCCTGCCTAAAATATTTGCTATGCCACCTGGACGTGCAATTGGACTAATAGTTCTATCGTAATATTGGGCAGATGCAAAATCTTTAACAATATTACCTGGTGCTCTACCATCAATTGCACCATCATAATATTTAACAGTCTCGTACTTCAATGTCATTTGATTTTCCATAACACCGCCACCTTCAGCGTAATTATATGTGTCATGGTTAAAGCTTTCTATAATAGGATTAATCAATGTGTATAACACAAAATTATGTTGATTAAAACCGTATATATTTATCGTCTTGAAGAACGGTACTTTAGTTGCTCCTACACTAGCACCAGTAGCTGTTTGTGGGCTTACTGCTTCACCAATATAACCCCAATCATTGTTTTCAGTCAATGAGCCGTCATACAGATTTCTAGCATTTATATCTCTTGTTTTAGCTGCCGCATTATTTGGAGCTTCGCCAAAATCACCATAATTAGTTCGTGTGGCTGCACCAGAGAACGATTGTGATGGATCTTTGTAATAGTATGAATAATAACTATACCATAGTTGTCTAGCTAGATTGCCGTTATCATCGTGAAATGTTACTTGTATTGGATCATATCTAATTTTTGTTTGAACAATACGTTTACGATTGTATTGATTCATATCGTGCGTATCAAACGTAAATTTAGGAAGCTGAATTGATTTAACTAGTAATCCTAAATTATTATCACTACCGAATATAGTATCCAAACCAGTTATATATTGAGAATTCAATTCAAAGTAAACGTGAAATAAGAATTTATATTTAGGAGAATACTGGTAGGCGTTTGTTCTAAATGTTTTAGATGCGTGTGTATAGTCACGTAAAAAGGGGTTACCGAAGAATGTTTCGGTAAACCCCTTAGCGACTTGTTGAAAGAAGCCTGCCATTTACTTAACTAAAATTACTGACCTAGAGAAGTAACTGTTGTAGTACCTAACGCTCTACCCACTGTCTGACCTAAAGTACCATTCTGAGCAAAGTCAGTAATAGGTGTCTTAGATTGCAATGCGTTATCAAAGCGAATAGTTAAAGAAACAGTTACAACTTCTGATGCACCGTAGTTCAAGTTGTTATAGTTAGCGGCTTGAATGAAGCAACCAGCTAATGACCAAGTTTCAAGTTCATTTGGTATTAACGTTCCGTTACCACCGTCAAGAATTTGAATTTGCATTTCAAATTTATAATCAGAACCAGTTGCGGCACTTGCTTGTTCAGCAAAGTCTAATTGCTTCTGTAGTTGTTCGCCAACTAATTTAGCAACAGCATTTGTAGCATCATCTCTGATGTTGATTGTAAGTGCTGACCAGTCGTGCTTACCAGCAAGATATAACTTACTGTTATATACATCGATTGGTATTTCAGTGAATGTTACTTGTGGGCGTGTTACGTCTATAACTTGTTTTGTTAATTCTTGCGTAGCAGCCGCGACACCAAAGTTTGAAAATATAACTCTGAATCTATATTGTAATTTTGGCATCAATAAACCTGCTGTATCGGGCGTATTGTCAGCCCCTACAGACATATTGCTTAATGATTGTGATAATGAAGCCATTTTTGAATTCTCCTAGTATTTGTATTTATCTATTTTTTAAATCTCCCGTTTCCGGGAGATTTTGTTGCTCAATTATATAGCACCCGTGTTGACGATACGAACAGGGATGTAGATAAATTCAATCGCCTTAACTGGCTCAACTGCGATATCGATCCAAAGTTCATTTCTATCGATACGAGCTGGTGTGTTATTGCTTTCATCACAAACCACTGAGTAGTCATATAGACCTCTCTTAGCAACTAAGTCTACCATTAGTGACTCAACAACACCAGAAATTTGAGTTCTTGTTA